TAGGCCATAATCCGGCATAAGTTCTCCCTATGTATAAGCAAAACAAAATATTATGCAATCAGCGGGCGACAGGTGTATCGTGTAACTAAACGTTGTCCAGCTGATCACATTCCCGCTTCTTGAAACGATATGCGCCGTCTTGGATACACTGGCATTGACAGGGACGGCAAAGTTACCGGTCAGGATACCGTCTATCTGGCTCAATTCTCCGGAATTGCCTGCAGAACTCGTATGGCTCGATTTCCACATCAATCTCGTAAGTTTATCGGTTACGTTTAATATCGGATTCCCCGCGGCGTCTTTTACCCTCAACCCGTATGCCATTATGACAACAACCCCAGCTCTACTCTTAAATTGCTTGATTCGTCATATACCTTTATGACTTTATTCACCCCGTCTATTATTACCTTGTTGTTTCCCACCTGGATGCTTTCATCCACATTCAGGCTTCCTGTATTGGCCGCCAAGGCATCCAGTTGATTGACGTTGATTTTGTCGGCATCGATTGAATCCGTATAAATCTTCCCGCCATCGATCTTGGTTATATCGGAACCATGCGCCCAGCCTGTTGCAGTAGCGGCATCTATCAATTCCCACTCGCCTGCAATTATTTGATCATCGCCTGGATTGGTAGCGCGATACATCTTGTCGCCGTCATCGGTATCAATCCATAGATCACCTGTGGATAAAGCCGTAGGAATGGCGTCTTGTCTAAAAACAGTTATGCCTCCGCCTCCGCCGCTCTCGGATACCACCTGCCACGTACCCGACTGGTAGATATACAGCTTATTATTGTCGTCCGTATCAATCCAATAATCGCCTTCGTTCATTCCAGAAGTAGGCGCCTCGTCCTGATAATATGTCTTGGGTGGAATGGCATCGCTGGCTAACTTGGAAAGCGTTATAGATTCAGCAGTAATCTTGCTCCCATCAAGGTCAAGGATCTTCGCATTAGTTACGATGAGGTCTTTTATCTGGGCGGATAAAGTAATAAGTTCTCCGGCAATAATCTTCCTTGCCGATATTATGGCGTCACCTATTTCCGCTTCGCTCAAAGGCGTAAAGTTTATCGTAACACTAGAGGAGAAACTCCCCGGCCCATAAGTATCTACCGCCCGTACCTTATAGTAAGCTCTGTCTTTTATGACGAACTCATCATCGATATCAGGCGTGCCTGACGGCCAGGAAGCCACTGAAACCTGCCCAGTAGAATTATTGTAGGCCGTGACTATTGCCTCCTGGCCTTTATAGTCACCGCTTGTCTGGAGAAGCACATCACCGACAAAATAATCAGCGCCATAGCCAGCGATATCTGCATCTGTAATGCTCGTTGCATCAGCGGCATCAGCCTTCGCGTCTACCGGACCATTGCCCTGAACCGTTGCCGCTGTTCCAGGGACCTTTACCTCTAAAGCCTCCTCGCCTCCCCAAACATTGGTGGGCGATTTATATACCTCATAATACTTCAGATCCTCATCGCTGACATCGCTCCATTCTATCTTGGCGAACCCGAACCACTGTGTGGCGGCTATGCTTGGCACAGAAGGAGCCGCGTTCGTCGGCGTTACGGACTGTGCTGTTTCGGAATAATTACCGGACGTATTATAGGCCTTGATGTAATACGTGCCCGGGTTTCTCGATGATGGCGTAACGATCGTGAATGTGTTTGCCAGCCCGCTATATATGAGGGCGGCACTTTGCGTTCCCCAATTTGCGTCTTCTGTCCTGATTTCGTAACCCGCCAAATCCATATTCGGGATTTCATCCCAGGTGAAGACTATCTCATTCAAAAAGGTATAAGCAAAATTCGAAACGTCATTGGGAAGCGTAGTGTTGCCGGTAATGGTAATCTCGGCAGTAGGAGAATCTGCTTTTGCACTTTCCTGGCCGTCATATGTTACGCTCGTCACACAGACTTTGTAAGTCGAGCCGACTTCGATATTGCCAATTATGGACATGCTACTGCCTTCGGTGTATCCCACGTAATACCAGTTCAAGCCGTCGTTATCTGAATAATAAACATTAACCCCTTTGAACCTGTTCATCAATTCCGAAGCGCCTAAGTCAGGAAGCTCGAAGCATACATCTATTGCGTTTTCTATGGTGCCATCTGCAAGGGTAATAATTCTTTCGGTCAGTACCACATTCGAAACTAACGGAATGGTAAAATCCAAAGAGGAATAATTATTGTCAGGAACAATTACATCACTATCGTCATAAACATTCTCGTTATATTCTAAAGCCGATATCTGGACTTCATCCTTGCCTTCCCTCTGGATAGACACAACCCTGAAATCCTTTTTGACTTTATTCGTTTCGCCAATCGCATATACATCGAACGCCTGTGGGGCGGCCGAAAACGCCGTGCATTCCACCTCTGTATAACTCCCTGTAAGAGATGTGATAGACTGCTCTTCTATGGTATCGTCGGAAAACCTGATTTGAATCTTATAGGATTTGCCGTCTTCAATCACCATCGTCCGGTCCAACTTAACCAGGACCGTCGTAGATCCTGTCTGAACCCGGCCCGAAAAACCCCACTGCGGCACATCGTGCGAAACCGAGATAATATCTCCTGCCTGGCAGGCAACCGCGTCAATTCCAGCCTTAAACGAAATGGATCTATTGATATACTTAGCAACCTTCAATGCATATCTGCCTGCACGAATAGCATAGCTTGCCTTTGTAGTAAACAGTCTCACCTGGCTCTTACGCATAGGATCCCCGGCCGCCAAGGCATCCTCGTCAATATATGCTATCGTCTCCTGGCGATATCCTTTAGCTTTATCCATAAACTGAATCTCGATTACGTTGGGGATTTCTTTCAGCGTCTTCCAGCTCTGGACGAAGGTATCTTTAATGATATTGCCCATACTGAATAACTGCGTAGGATTTGCCTGCTTATCTATTTTGAACGATATCCCGCCTGCGCTATACACCGGCATAGCATTGAACGTGGCGCACAACTGAATCAAAACATCCAGCGCCTTTGTATTGGAATCGATTACAACGTCCATTCTAAATCGCTTCTCATATCCGCCCGCTCCGTCCTCAAGTTTTTCTTCACAATACCGCGACATCTCTAATAACGAAACAACATCTAAGCTCCCGCTGGATATAAACTCGCCTAACCCATATCGGGCGTTTGTTATAAAGTCTTTCAAGCACCATACAGGATTAGCACAGTATTTCTCGACATAGGTTGAGCCGTCCCATGAAAGCAATGTATCGTCTGCCAATAACCTGTAATCAGAACCATCCCAATAATAATCTTCCCAATCAACAGGAGTCGCTCCGTTTAAGATATTGGGAACGAGAACCTTCTTGCCTTTAACCACAGTAGTAATATTCGGCATTCCGCCGGAAAGCTGATCTGTAGCCAAAAGCTTCAGGCCCAGTAAGGCAGTGTTGGGATAATTAAGACTATCAGTCTTGAGCTCATCGAGTTGATACCAAGTTAAATCGCCTTGTTTTAGAGGATCGAGAGAGCTGTCATCAGACGTCCTTGTCACCCGAATATCATACTGCCCGGGAGTAAGCCCTGTTTTCCTGAAAGTCCTTCTGACAGGGGAGCGGGAATTATCGGAAATAGTCGTCTCACCCAAATCGATCCAAGTGCCTGATGTATGTAGTTTGTATTCTACCTTATAAGTTACGCTCCAACTATTTATCCCACCGCCTGAACTCTGCTGATAAAGCCCGTTATTAAGCCGCAAAAGGACCTCAAATCCTTCGACATCCGAATCAATCGTCTCATAAACATAAGGGTCGTCTTTTAAGAGATTTACATTGACCGTATAAAGATTGTGCAGGTCCTCAAAATCCTCAATCAAGGTCTGGTCATTGGTGCCGTAGCGCTTGGCTGTATCTACGCCGTCAAAGTTATTGATTGAATTGTTATTGATTTCTATATTATCAATTTGCTCAATCTCGCCTTCGCATAAGGCCAGAAGCACATTCAAGTAATGCTTATCCCCGTCATCCCGCAAGAACTGGTTGATGATATTGCCGCCGATTTTATGCTCGCCGTAGACAACCGCAACCGGCACTCCAACCTCTTGTATTGTCTGAACCCCGTCCCAGCCGTAAGTAGGCGAGCCCTCATCTAATCCGACGGATCCCAAATTAAAATCAGCCATCTTCGGCTGGTTCATGTATTGATAAATCGAATAGCCTAAGGATAATACAAAGAAGGCAAATATAAACGGATGAGCTATCGCATACGCCGCTACGGCTGAGACGATCCAAGAGACAACAGCTATTACCGGCGCCTTAACCTCAGGGATAATAGTTATCTCGTCTCCCTGCTCAAGCCGGACATCGAGATCCTTAATCTTTTTGCCGGTGACGATAACCCGCTTATCTTTATAATCGAACCCGGACTTATCCAACAAGCTATGGACAGTCTCGCTTCGTGAATAATCGAACTCCTTGATTTGCGCTTGGTCTAATTTGAAAGGATTTTCGATATTGCGTATAGTTACCATGTCTTATTCCTCAACCTATAAAATCCTTCGATTCTTTTCTTCCAGGACTCATCATCTAACCTCGACACAATCACGCCTGCCCGGCAACAATGGATAAACTTCCTGTCCTTGAAAACGACGCCAGCATGATTTGCCACTCCCCGGGAGTTTAAAAACAAGACCCCGTCCAATACTTCGGGAATTGCGCTCCTTTCCCAGTCATTGACGTAATTCTCCTTGAAATAATCCTTATTACGAAGTCCCCATGCCTGGCCATATTCCAGGTCCTCGATGTCGAATAATCTAAAACCCAAATCCGCATACATAAGCTTCAAGAATCCCCAGCAGTCAAGGCCAGACATCTCCCGGCCCCTGTGCCTATAAGGAATGCCCAGATACTTATCGATGATGAGCTTCTCTACATGATGTATATCCGTCCTGTGGGCACCGAAGGGAAAGCTCCAAACCTTGGGTAATTCCCTATCTCCTTGCATCTCTGCTGTGTCTTGTTGCACAATGTTTCTCCTCCCGAATATCCGCACTCCGCGGATTTGAATTTCCACGCGCAATAGTTCCTGGTGTACCTTCGCGATGGCAAATCTACTCCTAAGACGTCAAACTTGCCCGTCAAGGTAAACTCGACATTATTCTGGTCTGCCACATAGTTATCGATATAGAAAGTATCGTCTATGTATGCGTCCGGATCGGACAACTGATTAGCCCAGACCATACGGATAATGACTTTTTTGCCCCTGAAATCATACTGCTCGAGATACGATTGTATTAGCCTCGATACATTGGCCAGCCTTACCTTGACCTGGTCGATCTGCCCCTGGTTGTTCTCGCCTATAAACTCATGGGCTATAGGAAACTTCGAATAAAGAACCGAATTATAAGTGATGTCCGTATCGTATCCGGCAAGATGAAGATCAGTAACACCATCGTAATCTTCTATTGTGTATAAAAAAATCGGCTGGTTTTCCTGCTTAGCTTTTTCTGCCTTAAATGTCGGATCAATATTCCTCGGCATTATTTCACCTCTATAAAATCAAATTCAAAGTCGTAGATCTGATACGCCTTTAAAACAAACTTAAAACTATCTTCGACAAACCTGACCGTATACTCCACAGAATCATTGGGATTCGTCCAAGTGAATGCCGTAAGCGCCCCGTACTTACTTATGAAAAAGTCCCTGATATTATTCATCTCGGTCAGCGTCCTATGCTGAAACCTCAACGTCCATTTTCTTAAAGGGTTTGCCCATTTACGCCTGCGCTGTTCGACTCCATTCTCGAACTCTGAAATAAGCGTCTTATACTGAACCGCCTCATCGACCGTAAAGTCTGGATTATAATTGAAATCGCTCATGTGTAGCTCCTGATAACCGACCGTATCTTTCCGTTATTATAAATATCGTCGGCAATGGCGTTCGATAACGCTTTTCTGTTTCTCCATACATCCTGCGCGTCCCATGCCTGAATAACTTGATTGATATTTATGGTCACTCCGCCTGCTCCGGTCGCTTCGCCTCTATTAAGGCTCTTTAGATTATCCGATCCACCCAGTGCCCGCATGCCCTGTCTTGATAATATTCCTTCTCCTGTCTGAGCAATGATCGGCACCTCATCAGGGGAAAGCCCGCCATGCGCCCTTATAAGTCCGCCTTGGTGCCTTCTAACCATTCCACCATGATGAAACAAAGCTCCGATATCCACCCCGAAGATTTTGCCACCGGGCCCGGCCATAGCCGTAAAGAGTTTTATCAAAAGTAATTTTGCCAGGATATTCGCTATCATCTGTAACACCGCTCTTCCGAAACTAGCGAATATCTCCTTTAGATTCCTTAACTCACCCGTGAACGCCTTGAAGAAAAACTCGGAAAAGGCATTCTGCATATTGCGTGCTGATTGCTTGGCAAATTCTTCCATGGCATTAAACTGCGTCGCTGTTTCCTTTGCGTTCTCAGCAACCTGCTTAGCAACATCCTTAAGAATCTGCGCGGTGTTGTCTCCGGTTTCTTTTACCTTGGCAAACACAAGGTCGTACTGCTCCATGGCGACTTTTGCGCTTTCTATCGAGGCCATCTCAAAGGCTTTTTTATTCAATTCCATATCAGAAGATAATTTTTTTACGCTTTCTCCGGCCTGCCTGTATGCCTCTCCGACTTTCCCGGGCAGTTTGCCTAACAGTTCATACAGCTTTATCAGCGGCACCAGCATTTTCTGGAATACCGTGGTTGCCACTTCCAACAACTGAAAGAAACCCGCCACCAGCTGATTCATAAATCCCTGGATAAACCCGAGAACATGCCATAAGGCCTGGCCTATCTTTACCGCAAAATCTTCCCACGCCGCCTTTAACTTCTGCATCTTTTCCAGGTTGGTCATCGTAGAAGTATCTATCTGCTTGAGAATCCTGTCGCCAGCCTCAAGTGTGGCGTTCAAGAAGGCCTGCTTTCTTTCCATCTCGGTCAATTCTTTGGTTGATTTACCGATTGACTTTGCGTACTTCTCGTATGCGTCGCCTGCGCTTACGATAATTCCCAAGTTGTCCAGAATCAGCTTTGATTGCCTGCCGACACCGATAGCGATACTCTCGAACATAAAGCCCACGTCTTTCCCAAAGGCCCGGGCCGATGCGCGTGATATCTCCATCATCTTGGCTAACTTAGTCGGGTCAATCCCCAGGATCATTGCCTGCGAAGCCTTTCCCATGATTTCTGCGGTTGACAGGGTCTCACCGGACATCTTGCGTAAATCCTTTATTATCTGTTCAGAACTTACCCCAAGAGAGGAAGCAAGATTTTGAAAGGCCTGTTTTTGCTGTTCCGCCTTGGCGCCAAGCTCCATCAGCTCCCAAGCCTTACGAAGAGCCATGATGCTTGCCGTAACAGCCGCAGTAATAGCAAGCCAGTTTTTCTTCCAGGAGTTTGCGAACCTCTGCAGGTTGCCGCGCACCCCTTCAAGGCGTTTTGTAGCTTCATCCCGAAGCCTTAAGATTATGGACAGCTCTTTATTAGTCATCGCCTGAACTTATTCCTTTTCTTTATTTTTTCCGCTTCGATTGCCTGTAATTCTTTTTCAATAAACTCAAAAGCATCAAGCATCTTTGCCGACTGCTCAAGCCATGATCCCGGGTTCGGCAGATATCCCATCCTGTAAAAATTAAATGCCCTGATAAAATTCGCACTTTGCCGCGTGACGATTCTAAAAGGGCACCCTTTATACTGCTCGCCGTTTAACTCCCAAATCTCTTGTCCCGGCACTTCGAACTCACATTGTATTTCCTTCCCGGATAAGCACCTTTGGCAGTTCACGGTGAATTCGCCCAAATGAACCGCCACTATTAGTTTTTTCTTTCTTCCTCCGAAAGCTTAGACTCGTTCAATATTTCTTCGGCAAGCTCCGTCCTCAGCTCGGTGGGAAACATCGCTACGATCCTGTCTGGAACAG